GATATACATGAACCACCACAGAAAGATCATAATTATCTGATTACTGTTGACGTGGCCCGTGGATTAGGTAATGACTATTCTGCATTCATAGTATTTGATATTACAAATTATCCATATAACATAGTTTCCAAGTATCGAAATAACGAAATAAAACCAATGTTATTCCCAAGTGTCATTGAAGATGTGGCAAAGGGATATAATAATGCTTTTCTTTTAATTGAAGTAAATGATATCGGAGATCAGGTTGCATCTATCTTAAATTATGATTTAGAATATGAAAATATACTGATGGCATCTATGAGAGGTCGTAATGGTCAGGTAGTTGGAACTGGTTTCTCAGGTAAAAAGACACAGTTAGGTGTCCGAACAACTGCTGCTGTAAAGAAATTAGGATGTTCTAACCTCAAAACTCTACTAGAGGATGATAAAATACTCGTGAAGGATTATGAAATCATATCAGAATTGACTACATTTTCCCAGAAACACAACTCATTTGAGGCAGAAGAGGGATGTAATGACGATTTAGCTATGTGTTTAGTTCTATTTGCATGGTTAGTTGCACAGGATTACTTCAAAGAAATGACTGATAATGATGTAAGAAAGAGATTATATGAAGAACAAAAGAATCAAATTGAACAGGATATGGCACCATTTGGATTTATGTCAGATGGACTCGATGATGATACATTTATAGACAATGACGGAGATATGTGGAAGACTGATGAGTATGGTGATCGATCATATATGTGGGACTATATGTAACAAAAATAAATCTAAAGCAAATATTAAACTTGTAAATATTAAGGTTATATGATATATTCGGTAGTAGAGCAGAGATATTAAAGTAATTTACAGGAGGATTTATGAGTGGTGACGCAGGATTAAATGAAACTATAGTTTTCTACAGTTCAGAGATGACTGAGACTAAAGCAGTGCTTCTTAAGCATAAAGGAATTCATTTGAATTATAAATCATTAGAGATATCAACTTTTAATGATGCCAACACCAAAAGAGGTAAATGATTCATTAGATGATCTTCGACCTTACGTTGAGGCTGACGGTGGTTATCTTGAATTTGTAGAACTGGAAGATATTGCAGATGAAGATATCAGAATGTATTATGGTGTTAAGAAAGGAGACCAAGCATACGTAGCAAAAGTTAGACTTAGTGGTGCGTGTGAAACCTGTGCAATGAGTGCACAAACACTAAAGATGGGTATAGAAAGACATCTTACTATGAAGTTTCCTGAAATAGTAGCAGTTGTTCAGGTGATGTAATGGATTTCGATGATCAACTCGAATTAGGGGAATTGTTACTCACAGAAAGAAAATGTCGAGTATGTAAAAAGATAAAAAGTTTAACAGAAGATTTTTATTTAACAAGAAGAAATAGGACATTATTGTCTGCATATTCATATGAATGTAAGGAATGTACGAAGAAAAGAGTCAAATCGAAGAAGGTAACTAACACTTGGCAGTACCCTGATTGGTAGTTCACGCACTGTTTCCCCACCTAAGAAGTGTTTTTTTCTAAATATTTCTAGATTAATTCTGATAAAAACGGAGAAACAAGATGCCTCTAAATTTAGCATCTCCTGGCCTCGTTGTAAGGGAAGTTGATCTTACTATCGGTAGAGTCGATACAGCAACCACAAAGGCTGCTGGAATTGTTGCTCCTTTTCAGAAAGGGCCAGTTAACGAACCTATCACTATTGAAGACGAGCAAGGCTTAATAGACAATTTTGGTGAACCACTTGACGTAGACAAGCACTACGAATATTGGTTAACCGCATCTTCATATCTTGCATATGGAGGTATCTTAAGTGTTGTGAGATCTGACGACAACGACCTAAAAAATGCAACTGACGATGGATCGCCAGAAATAAAAATTCTAAGCACAGAGGATTATAACAACAAAGGTTATGATCTGAATGCTTTGTCAAACACTATTGTAGCAGCACGTAACCCCGGATCATGGGCGAACGATATAAAAGTTGCGATAATCGATAGTAGAGCAGACCAAATACTTACATTTGCTTCCGCAAGTGGTGTTACGGTTGGAACCGGTGTTACTCAAGCAGTTCCTACAGGAACAGTTTTAGCTGGTGCTGGATCAACATCAATACTAGACGGTTTCTTTAAAGGTATAGTTACTGAAGTAAGCGGAACATCGATGGGTGTTAAGTTTACTGCTCACGTATCTAGTGCCGGTATTGAAACTTCAAAAGACTACCAGCCCGGTGGTGTTTATAAGTTTGGTAATGGTGCTATCAATCATAGCATGACAAGTAATGCAGGTGGTGGTACAAATACAGGTACAACTGTATCCTCAACTTTAGATTGGTTTGACCAGCAAAAGATTAACCTAAGTAACTCAACAATTAGTTGGAACAACTTAGCAGAAAGACCCGGAACAACTGCATATGCAGGAGCAAGAAGTTCAAGATTCGATGAAGTTCATGTTGTTGTTATTGACGACAAAGGAACTGTAACTGGAAATGCGGGAACTGTTCTTGAAAAGCATATCGGTCTTTCAAAAGCAAATGATGCTGAGTTTTCAGCAGGATCACCATCATACTGGAGAAAATATCTGTATAACAATTCAGATAACATTTTCGGAATGGGTGGCCCACAAGCATCCACATCTGGTATTACAACCACTTCATTTGGTGACGGTAACTTCACTAAGAATACTGACATTGGTTGGGATCAAGATGCACAGGGTATAGACTTTGGTGCCGGTGGTAACAAAATCTTCTCTTTACAAGGTGGTAAAAACTACGGTGGTCAAACTAATGTGACTACTGCAGGTGCTATGACAGCAAGTTTAGGCGGTATTACTGCTGGATATGACTTGTTTGAAGATAAGGATCAATTTGATATTGACTTCCTAATCATGGGTTCAGGAAACTACCCACAGCACGAAGCACAAGCAATTGCAAACAAATTAATTGCAATCGCTGAGTTAAGAAAAGACGTTGTTGCGTTTATCTCACCACACAGAGGAGCATTCTTGAATGATTCTGCTGTTGGTACAGGTACAATAAACTCACCAGCAACTATTACAGATAACTTGGTTGGATACTATGCTCCAATCACATCTTCAACATACGCAGTATTCGATAGTGGATACAAGTATATGTTTGATAGATTTACTGACACATTCAGATATGTCCCACTAAATGGTGACATTGCTGGAACATGTGCAAGAAACGACATCAACAACTTCCCTTGGTTCTCACCAGCAGGAACAGCAAGAGGTGGAATCCTCAACGCAGTCAAACTTGCATACACACCAAATCAAAATCAGAGGGACACTCTATACAGTAATAGAATCAACCCTGTAATCTTCTCACCCGGAGCTGGTATAGTTCTATTCGGTGACAAGACTGGATTTGGAAAATCATCTGCATTTGATCGTATCAACGTACGTAGATTGTTTATCTTCTTAGAAGAAGCAATATCTGCTGCTGCGAAAGATCAACTCTTTGAATTCAACGATGAAATCACAAGGACTAACTTTGTGAACATTGTCGAACCTTTCTTACGTGATGTACAGTCCAAGAGAGGAATCTTTGATTTCAGAGTTGTTTGTGACGAAACAAATAACACTGCTGCCATCATAGATAATAATGAGTTTATTGCAGACATATTCATCAAACCTGCAAGATCGATTAACTTTATTGGTCTTACATTTGTTGCCACAAGAACTGGCATCTCGTTCGATGAAGTTATTGGAACTGTTTAATTAAAGGTATAAAGAAAAATGGCAACCCAATTTAACAGACCACCACTCAGAACGATCACCGACTTCAAAAGCAAAATGGCCGGTGGCGGTGCAAGACCGAATCTGTTCGAGGTGGAACTCGTCTTCCCAGATCCAATCGCGATTGAGAATGACGTTAAAGACAAGTCAAGGTTCTTAGTTAAAGCAGCTCAGTTACCAGCATCTAACATCACACCAATTGATGTTAACTTCAGGGGTAGGATCCTGAAGATTGCTGGTGATAGAACCTTCGATACATGGACAGTCACCGTAATTAATGACGTTGACTTCGCAATCCGTTCCGCAATGGAAAAATGGATGAACTTTATAAACAAGATGGAAGATGCAACTGGAGCACAAGATCCAGCAGCATATCAACCAGATGCTTATGTTCATCAGTTAGACCGTGACGGATCTACACTTAGAACCTACAAGTTCCATGATGTATTCCCAACGAATATCGCAGCAATTGATCTCAGTTATGAAACTGTAGACAGTGTTGAAGAGTTTACCGTTGAATTCCAAGTTCAGTGGTGGGAAGCAATTAAAGGCATTGGAGCTAATGCCGGTGGAGAGGCAATCAACTAAGAAGTTGATTTATTTGATAAATAGTGTATAATAGATTATAAAGACGTTATACAATGCCTAAACTTTTTGGTTTCTCGATTGACGACTCAGAAAAAAAACCTGATTCGATAGTTTCCCCTGTTCCTCCTAACAACGAGGACGGGGTTGACTATTTTATACAGTCTGGTTTTTATGGACAGTATGTTGACATAGAAGGAGTATATAAAACAGAGTACGATCTGATTAAAAGATATCGTGAAATGGCCCTGCACCCTGAGTGTGACAATGCCATTGAAGATGTAGTTAATGAAGCAATCGTTAGTGACCTATACGATTCACCGATTGAAATTGAATTATCAAATGTAAATGCAAGTGATAGTTTAAAAGATAAAATTCGTCACGAATTTAGACATCTCAAAGAAATCATGGACTTTGATAAGAAGTCACATGAAATTTTCCGTAACTGGTATATTGACGGTAGAGTCTACTATATGAAAGTTATTGATGTCAAAAGACCTCAAGACGGAATACAGGAATTAAGATACATTGACCCGATGAAGATGAAATTCGTCAGGCAAGAGAAGAAAAATAAGAATGACAGAGGAAATGGTATTATAGATCTGAATGTCATAAAGGATGTAGATAAACAGGCATATCCAGATATTGAAGAGTATTACATATACACACCAAAACCAAATTATCCAATGGGTGTATATTCACCACCGGGTTCTGGTAAATCAAAAAATATCAAGATTGCAAAGGATTCAGTTGCATATGTAACCTCTGGTTTATTTGATCGTAATAAGGGAACTTGTTTATCTTACTTACACAAAGCAATCAAGGCACTTAATCAGCTTCGTATGATTGAGGATAGTCTTGTAATTTATAGATTATCAAGAGCACCAGAAAGAAGAATATTTTATATTGATGTTGGTAATCTTCCAAAGGTAAAAGCAGAACAATACTTGAAAGAAGTAATGTCTCGCTATAGAAATAAGTTAGTGTATAATGCACAAACTGGTGAAGTTAGAGATGATCGTAAGTTCATGTCTATGATGGAAGATTTCTGGTTGCCAAGAAGAGAAGGTGGACGTGGAACAGAAATCACAACACTTCCCGGTGGCCAAAACTTAGGTGAGTTATCAGATATTGAATACTTCCAGAAAAAATTATATCGTGCATTAGGAGTTCCAGAATCAAGAATCGCAAGTGATGGTGGATTTAATTTAGGAAGATCTTCTGAGATACTAAGAGATGAACTTAAGTTCTCTAAATTCGTAGGAAGATTGCGTAAGAGATTTGGTAATATGTTCAATGATATGTTGAGAACTCAACTAATTCTAAAGAACATTATCACTCCAGAAGATTGGGAAGAAATGAGTGATCATATTCAGTATGATTTCTTATATGATAATCAGTTTGCTGAACTCAAAGAAACTGAGATGATGAACGAAAGATTAGGTCTTGCAGCAACGATTGAACCATACATTGGAAAGTATTATTCTGCAGAATATATTCGTAAAAAAGTTCTACGTCAAACTGATCAAGAAATCAAAGAAATTGATGAACAGATTGCACAAGAAATTAAAGATGGAACTATTCCAGATCCGAATGCAGTTGACCCAATAACAGGAGAACCTCTCGAAGGTGGTGGTGAAGATTTAGGTGATGTTCCTGTTGAAGATGATTTAGAACAACAAGGTGCAGTCACAGACGCAGAACTTGCAAATGATACCAAAAAGGCAGAGATATAAATAAAATATATACCTATCATAAAATATGGACGACATTATTGATGCAATTGCAACTGACGCATCTCCTGCGGAGATCGCTGATAGTTTAAAAGATGTAATTTTTCAAAAGGCTGCAGAGAGAGTAGAGGGTCTTAGACCATCTGCAACTGCATCTATTTTTGATGCTGAAACTGAGGATGAAAGTGAGGTAGACACTGAACCACAAGAGGAAGAATAATGACTCAAAGAACTCTTGTAAAGGGAGCAGAAGAAGCACTTGGAACAAATGCTGGAGCAGCAAAAACATTTTCTGGAGCAACAGTTGTTCGTTTAGTTAATACCGCTACTGGTGCAGATCACTTAGTGACTGTTGCATCTGCAGTAAGTGGTAGCACTGTCGGATCCTTTACATTACAAAGAGGCACTGTAGAGTTCTTGGAAAAAAATCCAGAACAAGCAGTGTTTGCTGCCAACGCTGCTGTCAAAGGAGCAAAAGTAGGATTTACCGGTTAATTAAATGAAACTCATCACAGAAGAAGTCTCAAAAGTTAAATTTATAACTGAGGGAAAAGGTGCTAAAAAGAAGATGTACATTGAAGGTGTCTTCTTACAAGGCGACCTAAAAAATCGTAATGGAAGAATGTATCCAATTGATACTCTTGCAAAAGAGGTTGGTAGATACAATGAAGCATTTGTTCAGAAAGGTAGAGCACTTGGTGAACTCGGACATCCCGAAGGCCCAACTGTTAACCTAGATCGTGTATCACATCGAATTACATCACTTCGCCAAGAAGGTAAAAACTTTATTGGTAAAGCACAACTCTTAGAAACACCAATGGGTAAGATTGCAAAATCTTTAATATCAGAAGGTGTTACTCTCGGAGTTTCATCTCGTGGTGTTGGTTCACTAAGAGAAGATACATCTTCTGGATGCAAAGTTGTAGGAGAAGATTTTATGTTAGCAACTGCTGCTGACATCGTTGCAGATCCTTCAGCACCTGACGCATTCGTTTCCGGAATTATGGAAGGAAAGGAATGGATTTGGGAAGGAGGCATCCTCCGTGAACAATCTGCAACAAAAATTGCGAAGGAAATTAACACTTTAGTCGATCAAAACGCACTAGAGGAGCACAAACTTGGATTATTCCAAGATTTCTTAGCAAATCTGTAACATTATAAATAAATATAGTTTTATTATAATTTAATAAATCTAAAAAACAAACATGTCCGTTGGTCAAAATTTACAAGAAATGGAAAACGTAGTAACCAAAGGGGCAAAACCAGCTGATCCACAGCAAAAGGGATTGTCCATTTCAACACCGGGTCAAGCGGCCGTAGAAGATTTAGGAGGGCCTACTCCTGAGAATTCTCGTCCTGACGATGACTCGAATAAGTTGAAAACACCCGGCACAACCTTAAAACAGGTAAAGGATATTGTGACTAAAGGTGCTAAGCCTGCAGATCCAATGCCAACGGGTATGAAAGAAGAGGAGAATGTCGAAGGCGATGTAGTCGCTGAAGATCCTGAAGTCTCCGCAGACGAAGTAGTTTCTGAAGAGGAAACTGCAGAAGTCGAAGAAACTCAAGAAGTTGTTGCTGAAGAAGAAACAACTGAAGAGGAAGTCGTTGAAGAAGAAAAACTTGACATCGAAGCAGATGTAAAAGCACTCTTTGAAGGCGAAGAACTTTCTGAAGAGTTTCAATCAAAGGCAAGAACAATCTTTGAAGCAGCAATTAATTCAAAACTTGCTGAAGTCAAAGAGGCAGTAAAAACTGAATACGAAGAGCAACTTGTAGAAGAAGTTGCCACTATCAAGTCTGAGTTACAAGAAAGAGTTGACGCATACCTTGAGTATGTTGCTGACGAATGGTTGCAAGAAAATCAAATTGCAGTCGAATCTGGACTTAAGACTGAGATGACAGAATCATTCCTTGAAGGAATGAAGAATCTTTTTGAAGAACATTATGTATCCGTACCTGAAGAAAAATATGATGTCATCGAGAGCATGGTAGATAAACTAGATGAAATGGAAGGTAAACTCAACGAGCAAATCGAAAAGAATGTTGCTCTAAACAGGAGATTAGCCGAGTCCACTTCTGATGTTGTCTTTGGCGAAGTTGCCGAAGGTTTAGCGACATCACAAAAGGAGAAACTTGCAACCCTCGTGGAGAATGTTGAGTTTGAAAGTGAAACAGACTATCGGGAGAAACTAGCAACACTTAAGGAATCTTATTTCCCAAGCAAAGCTGGATCTCAAAGAGACAAGTCAGAAAATCTATCTGAAGGCACAGAAACTCCCGGAAATATCGCGGAAATATCAACCAGTATGGAAGCATATCTTCAGACTCTGAATCGTGTCTCTAAAAAGTGATTTTTACATTATAAATTCAAACTTACGAGGTAAAACTTAAATGCAAGCCCCTATTAATCAGGAAGCTCTGCAAGAAAAGTGGGCACCACTACTCGACTACGAAGGTCTTGATCCAATCAAAGACAATCACAAGAGAATGGTGACTGCAGTTCTTCTAGAGAACCAAGAACAAACTATGCGTGAAGAACGCGAGTTTTTAACTGAGCAACCAACAAACAGCACAGGTTCATCAGGTGCAACTGCTGGTTTCTCTGCTGGTGCTACAGCTGGTGGCCCAGTCGCTGGTTTCGACCCAGTATTAATCAGTCTTATTAGACGTTCAATGCCTAACTTGGTCGCTTATGACCTAGCAGGTGTTCAACCAATGAACGGCCCAACAGGACTTATCTTCGCAATGAGAAGTCGCTTCACTTCACAGACTGGAACAGAAGCACTATTCAACGAACCAGATTCAGCATTCTCCGCACAGGATGATGGACGTAATCTTGTTTCTAGTGGATACACTCAGAACGAAGGTTCAACAACAGGTGGAGCAGTTGGTTTCGGTACAACCGCAGCACAGGCAGGATCTAACCCTGCAGCATTGAACCCAGAAGGTTCACAGGCATCTACCACATATACAACTGGTAGAGGTTTCAACACTGAAGATTCTGAAGCATTAGGATCTGAGGCAGGAGATCAGTTCAACCAGATGGCATTCTCAATCGAGAAAGTCACTGTAACAGCAAAAACCAGAGCACTAAAGGCAGAGTACAGTTTAGAACTTGCTCAAGACCTTAAGGCAATCCACGGTTTAAACGCTGAGGCTGAGTTAGCAAATATTCTCTCAACAGAGATTCTTGCTGAGATAAACAGAGAAGTTATCAGATCAATCTACAAGGTTGCTGAATCTGGAGCACAAACAAACACAGCAACTGCTGGTGCGTTTGACCTAGACACAGACAGTAACGGAAGATGGTCTGTTGAGAAGTTCAAAGGTTTGATCTTCCAAATCGAGAGAGATGCTAACGCTATCGCACAAAGAACTCGTAGAGGAAAGGGCAACATGATCCTTTGTTCTGCTGACGTTGCTTCTGCATTAACAATGGCTGGTGTACTTGATTACACTCCTGCACTTAATGCAAACTTAAACGTAGATGACACAGGCAACACATTTGCTGGTGTTCTTCAAGGTAAGTATAGAGTTTACATCGACCCATTCGCTGCAAACTTAGCTGCTGACCAGTACTACGTTGTAGGTTATAAAGGTACTTCACCTTATGACGCTGGATTATTCTATTGCCCATACGTTCCACTACAGATGGTTCGTGCAGTTGGTCAGGATACATTCCAACCAAAAATTGGCTTTAAGACAAGATACGGAATGGTTGCAAACCCATTCGCTGAAGGAGATGTTTCTTCACAAGGTCTTGGTCGTCTTGCTGTTAACAAAAACCGTTACTACAGAAGAGTTAAAGTTCAAAACCTTATGTAAATCTCTTTACATATTTTTCAAAGAGACCCTTGATGGGTCTCTTTTTTTTATGCTATATAACTATTATGCTTATCTTTTCTTTTATACTTTCATTATTTGCAAATCATTTACCAGTGATGTATGTCCAAGTGCCTCAATGGGCAGATGATTGGGCTGTATGTGCTGTAGATGTACCCGACGCAAAATGCCATTGGTATGTTATGTCTCCTGACAATACATTTGGTGAAGGATTCGACTGGGAAGATGCACCTTGGTTTGATGCAAACGGATTAAATGACATTGCACCTATGCAAGCAAAGACAGTTGTTGAGAAATTACAAGAGTAGCACTAGGCATTTCTTTTTGTTAAGAGTTTCTTTAGGATATGCACATTTTCCAATAAATAATAGTAGAATTAAGGGCAACAAGATGTTCTGAGACTCTTACATTATGAGTTCAAAAAATCAAGTTAATTGTCATCATTATAGGGTAAAGTATGCACAATCTAATTTCTTTCAATCAGTTAGCAGGTTCAAAACATATGGATGAACCAAGTAACGATTTAATCGATGAATACTACGAGTGCCTCATAGATTGTAGTGATGACTCGCATACATGTAAACGTTACTGTAGGGAAGTATTTTTTGTATAACACAAGTTAAGTTTCAAGAAAAAGGGAGGACATACCTCCCTTTTTTAGTGATATAAATACCTATATGAAAGATAAAAAAGCAGCAAAGCTTATTATCAAGAGGGCAAAGAAGCATCCAGAATTGTATAGCAAACAAGAAGTTAACTATGCAAGAATGCTAAGAAAACAATTTAAAAAAGATGGCATATCACATCAAAAAATCGAGCAGTCTGAACAGTAGTCAAACACTGTATTACATAGGTTCTGCAAAAGGATTTGCAAGATGGTCTGATGATTTCTCTAAGAGAAAGGTTTACACAAACAATCCGACTTATCTTACAAAGAATGATGATGGTAAGAACGGTGGATGGGAAGGAATGACTGTCGTTTCAGAATAACTAAATAACTAAAAACATATCTGAAATGAACCCATCACCACGCCAAGTTAAAAAGGCAAAGAAGATTTACGAAGAACTTGTAAATCATTTAATTGAAGAAGGTTATGCGTCTACCAAGGCTGATGCTGATAATGTCATCAGTGGTATGAGTGAAGAATGGTTTAACATGATTGTCAATGACTAAAGATTTTTCTCAATTTATTGAGGAGTCACAATCTCCAAAATGCCCAAAAGGTCATAGGTTTGATACAAAACTTAAGAGTTGTGTTCCAACAAAACGCTATCCGTACTATCCTTATGGTATGATCGGTAGAAATAGGGAGGAGCCTAAAAATGGGAATGGAAATGGGAATGGAAATGGCAACGGTAATGGTAACGGTTCTGGTAACGGTAATGGTTCTAACGGGCATTCTGGTGGGAATGGTGGTGGAGCTTCGGGCGGAAACGGTGGAGGAGGTGGAGGAGAATGAAAACTTTCCTAGAATTCCTAGCAGAGTCAAATCCTAGAATTCCTAGAAAGAAGGGACAACCTGCTAAATCTAAAAAACATTCGGATTTATATACAGATGAAGATCCTAAAGGAACTATTCATGGATTGGGTTTCAAGGATGTTGCAACTTCTAAATCATCTGTCTCAAAGATACGTAAATCTTCAAGATCGCATGCTCATAAAATTCAAGCAGCAATTGCTATGGAGCAAAGAGCAAGAGTGATGGGTAAGACATCAGAGGCAGCAGTATATCGAAAGTTTATAAACTCTATGAAAAAGAAGACTAAAAAATGACAACATCTAGTGGGCCATTTGCCGGACAAATTCAAAATCGTAATTACCTATCACCGATAGGTTTTAAATTTTCTCTTGCAAAATTTCCAAAGGTAGACTTCTTTTGTAACTCCGCATCAATACCAGAAATCTCTCTCGGTACTTATCAGCAACCATCATACTTAAAAACGATTGATGTTCCCGGTGAAAAGTTAACATATGGAGATTTAGATATTCGATTCTTGGTTGATGAGAATATGGAGAATTATTCTGCAGTTCATAATTGGTTGACAGGACTAGGGTTTCCAGAATCACCACAGCAGTTTATAGATAAAACAACAGATACAGATGGTCAACGTGATCTAGAAGAACAATTCTGTGATGGATCTCTACACATCCTAAACAGTAACTTCCGTGATGTTGCCATAGTAAAATTTTTAGACTTATTTCCTACATCATTGACATCTTTGACATTCGATGCTACAGATAATGACGTACAGTACTTTACAGCAAGTGCATCTTTCCGCTATACTATATACAGACTAACTGATAAAAACGGCAAACTTTTATGAATCTTGAGCAAATTCAGGAGATGTGGCAGAAAGATTCTGTCATTGATCCTGATAACCTACATGATGAGTCACTTAAAATACCCCAACTTCACTCAAAATATTACACAGTATACAATACAATTACCTTGCTCAGAGAGAAAGCAAGAGAAACGTATAGTCGTATTCGTTTAGAAAGACATAA